GACGAACAGGCACCAGAGATAGAGATAAAGATAGAAAAAGAGAATAGAGATATAAAAGAGATAGATTCCGCAAAGGACAATTCTCCTGCTGCTATTGCTGAATATTATCAATCTCGTATCGGGGTGCTTGATGGTAAACAATTTGAACAACTACTTGACTACATTAGATTTGATCATATGGAGTGTGAATTAGTAAAACTTGCAATTGACAAGGCCGCTGATAATTCAAAACGAAGTTTTGGATATGTAAATAGTATTTTGAAGAATTGGGCGCAAAATGGCATCAAGACTACTGTACAACAAGAAGCAGAACAATCAAACTTTAACAAGTCAAAGGGATTTACTACTTCTCGTGGGAATCAATCAGAACAGGGGGCTAAGGACGAATGGGGATTTTAGAAGTTATCAATCAATTTGAAGAGGAGTTTTACCCTATCAGCGATGAAAAAAGGTCACTGCTTGTAAAACAACCTCTCTCTACTGTCATAGCCTGCTTGTCAGATATGGCCAGCTGGCAGGCTTGCGGAGGTAAGGTATCATGGTAACTAATGCACTGGAAGAAACGGCTTTGTCCTATCTGAGAAACACTGAACAGCAGGATGAAATTTGCGACAAGCACGGCATTCCATTGATTAAAATCCTCCGGACAAATGATATTGTTTGTCGTTTGTGTGAATCGGAACGAATCCATGCCGATAATCAAATAAAGGTCAATGAGCTGGCTGATGCAGAGCATGAGCGAGAGCGGAGGTTTTATCTTGAGAAATTCTCTCTCTATGATGATGTGCTGAAAAATGCTACTCTTGACAACTTCGACACACCTACTGAAAAAGAAGCGGAAAAGCTAGCTTTTGCAAAGAGGATTTGCCGAGAGTGGTCTGAGGGGGCTAGAAATAATGTTGTTTTTCAAGGAGAAGCTGGAACGGGTAAAAGCCATCTTGCCTTTGCGATGATGAAAAAGTTATCCGATGCAACAAAGGAAATTGCTATCTTTATCAATGTTACTGACTTGCTGATGAAAATTAAAGCTGATTTTAGTCAGGAAGAGTTCCTAGTCAATAAAATTGCTAGTGCAAAGTTTTTGGTCTTGGATGATCTTGGGATGGAGAAGGATAGTGAGTGGTCCTTCAGTATTCTTTACAACATTCTTAATAAAAGGGCTAATACGGTTATCACGACTAATCTGACTGCACAAGAAATTCAGAAGCGATATGGTCGACCGTTTATGAGTCGGTTGATGAAGGGTGTAGACAATGATCATCTGATGGTATTTAATGACTTAAAAAATAAAAGGAAAGAGTATTTTTAGAGAGGTGAGGGATGAAAGACATACGAATACTAGATGCGTGCTGTGGGTCTAGAATGTTTTGGTTCGATAAAAAGGAACCACATACAACATACATGGATAGACGTGAAGAAGAATTTGAAATTCACAAAAAGAAAATCAATGTCAAGCCAGATATTGTTGCAGATTTTCGAGACATGCCATTTGATGATGAAACATTTAACCTTGTTGTATTTGATCCGCCACACCTTCTCTGGGCTGGTCAGAAATCATTCATGCGTGCTCAATACGGACAACTAGATTTGCTGACTTGGAGGCTAGATTTACAACAAGGTTTTGAAGAATGTTTTAGAGTCTTGAAAACAGGTGGAACACTTATTTTTAAGTGGTCTGATGCTCAAGTAAATGTTAAAGAAATTTTGGAATTGGTTCCGCATCAACCACTTTTTGGGCAACAGCGTGGAACAACTCACTGGATGGCTTTTATGAAATTTTAGGAGGTATTGATGTTAAATCTTTACTTCGTCTACAACGGACACTGCAAGTTTTTTCTTGGGAGTTTTAACAATGTGGATGATCTTATCGAACGGATGAAAGACCATCAATGGGCTTTCTCAGGTATCACTAGACCAAAATTCAAAAAACACATCGGAAAAGATGATGTACGTTTTGATTACGGTGCTATTGACTGCTATTATTTAGCAACAAAATCAACGTGCCGCGAACCACGTTAAAAGCGAGCTAGAATATGCGTCAGAATTGGACGAATGACGTATAAAGAATTTGCTAGCTCTTGTACCTTTGAGCCATGAGGGGCAAGAGCTGGATTTTTAGAAACAAGTAGGAGGAATTGGAAAATGAATAAAGACAAAGTTTATATTGATGGATATGAAGTTGGTTTTCGAATCGATACATTAGGAACTAGAGAGAAGATAATTAAGTTAGTCAGTGGAGAAACCGTAAGTATAGACGAGAACTTCATTTACAAATCGATTGAACAGGAGAAAGTCACAATCCCACAGGTTGTAGCGGATTGGATTGAGGTTTGTAAAGAACATTTGACAACTAGTCTATATACTGCTATGAATCCAAACTTTATGAAAGAAAACAACCAAAGTTTCGATTTAATATTATGGATTAAAAAGACGAGCAATCAAGAACTCTTCGCTCGTGCATGGCTTGACGGCTATGAGATCGAGGAAGAGAAGGAATACAAAGTAGTTCTATTAAACTATAACGATGGACATTTGAATCTTGTTAACGTCAGGACTCTTGGAGAGAATATTATTTTCTTCACTAAGAAAACACAATTTGACCCAAGAAGTCTTAAACTTACAAAAACAGAAATAATTTCTTCTGGTTTTGGATGGGTATTCGATTGCCCAGGAATACAGATCGAGGAGGTGGAATAAATGGAAAATTTAATGTTTTGGGGAATGTTTATTGCTTGTTTGTCAGTTCTTGTCATGGCTTCATTTGTTTTGTATATGCAATATAAAGTTAATATTGACTTACGAAACAAATATAACGAATTAAGACGAGAGTTGAACAATTGCTTTGGCTGGGATGACTGGGAATGGGCAAATAATTTTAGGGATTATGCTCGCAAAGTTGAAGGACTTATAAAATTTAAAAAAGAAATTGAACAACTTGAAATTATTAAAAAAGCATTAGAAGTCAAAAGTTTGGAAGAGTTGCAGAAGAAGAAAGAACAGATTGAAAGTGTAATCAAAACGTTAGAAAAATGAGGAGTCAGGTAGATGAGTTATGATTTGGAAATCTTAGGAAAAATAGAAAACGGACAATATATCTGCATTGATGAGCCTAAGCGTTGTTCTCCAACTTACAATCTCGGAAAAATGTTTAGGACAGCTATGGATTGGGATTTTGAACAAGGTACCATTTACAATGTTGCTGATATTTTTGAAAACATTCAACGTGGCATCTCAGAACTGGAACAGTATCCTGAAAAGTATGTACAGTATGAACCTGAGAACAAATGGGGGACCGTCAGCAGTGCGTTAGAAGATTTGAGATCATTGAGAGATTGTATTTTAGGACAAGATATCGATACAAAATACTTATATATGAGGTGGTAAATTGAAACGACCAAACAGATATCCGTACACACGAAGTCAGTGGGTTGAAGAAACCGCTGATTATTATACATATGCAGACGGTAGTTATTTTACAAGTCATGTTTTAAAAAACAGACTCACTAGAGAAATTAAGAGCAAGGAGATGAAATAATGATTATCAAGAATTACAAATATGATTATTCAGGTGGCAAAATCTACTACACAATCGATGTAGATGGCTATGAACAAGCAATGGAACACACAAAGACAGAGTACGGAAGTGTACAAAGAAATGATATTGATGATTTCTTAAGCACGGTTGAGGAATACGACTTTCAAGAAGCTGAGACGATTGAAGCATTCGTTGACTTTCAAAATAATTTGCTCTTGTATGGAATTGGTTTTGAATTGAGAAATGAGGTCACAGATTGAAACGAAGAAAAAGCATATCTAAAGCCACTAGACAAAAGGTTTTAGATAAATACGGCGGTCACTGTGCATATTGTGGCAAGATTTTGGATTTGAAAACTTTGAGAGTGGATCATTTGCATCCTCACTATTTAGGTGGAGAAGATGATTTTGATAATTATATGCCAGCATGTTATCAGTGTAATTTCTACAAATCTACTCTTCTGTTAGATGAATTCAGAGAGCAGATGTCTACCTTGCACGAGAGAATCAGCAAGCCATTTATAGCAAGACTTGGGTTAGATTATGGAATTATTGAAATCAAGCCTTTTAATGGTAAATTTTATTTTGAGGAGGAGACATGAAACGATTTATCGTTATCTGGATTCTGCTATCTGCTGGACTAAATATCTGGCAGATGGGCAGGATTCGGAATTTGGAAGAGAAGAAGCCAATGGTTATCTACAAGGCTGATAACGCAGGCGCTGAGATATTTGGTAAAGTCGTCGAGAAAGGACACCATGGCAAGCTATACACACTTACGATTCGTGATTACGGTGCGTTCGTGGTTACGAAGGACGTTTATGACAAGGTGAAAGTTGGAGATGAGGTGAAAATTTAGATGGCAATAAAAGAGTTAGAAGAACTTGCTTTTGTTTTTCAAGTAGGGCAACTCGTTTTGCACACAGCAAAGTCAATCATTAAAGATGAGAATTTGTTAGGAAGTAACGGGACGTTCGCTATTGACGGGCACATGTTCGAGATAAAGATATCAGAGGTATCTGAAGAGGGGGATGAGGTGAGGATTTGAAATTTCTTGATCTGTTCGCAGGAATTGGTGGATTTCGTTTGGGAATGGAGTCCGCTGGTCATGAATGTATAGGATTTTGTGAGATTGACAAATTCGC